AAATATGCATGTATTGCTTTAGGTATAATAAGAAAACTCTTATTCTTATGTAGAGCCAGGTTATCATATTCAAACCTACCCTTGCATTTAGATTTACCATCTTCAGTAATAGCAATGTAATTATTTACATCACCCAGGATAATCTTACTATATGTATCATGCTCTAATTGAAGCTGTGTTATATCTTCCCATCTCTTGCAGATATCCATATACTTATCTACATACTCTCTTGGAATCATAGTCTCAAGACCATCTGTATTTTGCATTAGTGGAATTGCATTAGGAATCTCTTCACAGATCATCTCATATAGCATAGATAGACTAAGCTGACCATTAATAGTAATCCTCATAGTAAACTCAGGATCATACAAGAAACTATTCTCATCATTACTTAACCCATAGGTTGAGTTTAAGATAATCTTGTACACATAGTTCTTGGGATCCTTCTTTGGTATCTTTTTTCTTTCTTCAAAGAACCACTCATAAAGGTCACAAAATTCATCCTTAGGTAAATGTGCTGGTGCCCACTTGTTTCTAATAGCCAAGTTAGGATAGAAACTAGTAACGTCAGACGTCATTATTACCATATCCTCATTAGATTCATAGACCTTTGTAGACCTAGCACCATGAATACCACCAAGACCATAATCAGTCTTGACTCCTTTATACTGCACAGAATATTTAAATCCACCTTTTGTTTCTCCAGGATAGATAACTACTTCTTCAAACTTCTTAAGTAAGTTTTGAAATGTAGCTGTCTTGAATTCAATATAAGGTAGGATAATATTCTTTACTGTAATCCGGGCTCTATGAGTTCTAGCTTGTCTAAGATCCCACTTCTTTACCTCAAGCTTCTGACTCAAGAAATGTAGAAACAATTCTTTAGAAATCCGTGGCTCAGATGCAGAGAACAAGTTAATACCATACTCATCTGTAAGAGTCTTTCTCAAAGCAATCTGATCTCTACTGAGCTTCATGATTTGTTTGGTGGACTTCACATCATTAATACAGTATCGGATAATCTCTGGAATCTGTTCAGCTGTAATAGTCTCAGTATGATGGATAGGCATATCAATAATGTTAGGCCAATCCATGGTATACTGAATCCATTTAAGTGAACTTCTCTTGGCATTATTATCCCAGTGGTTTAGTTTAAAGACATCTACCTGGTTAATCTGCAGATCTCTTGGACTAAACTCTAGAAACTCTTGACGGTTCTGTCTACCAATTACATCTTGTGCCTTGCTGTAGATAAATTCAGCAACTTCTTCACCATCCATAAAAGATAACATACCAGCATTTCTAAGGATATGTTCAGTAATCTGACTATCAAAACCAAGACCATTGAAACTTACATGCCATTCATCTTGTTCAATATTAGTATCCAAAAAGTTTAGAAGTTCTTGTATATCATTCTGACTTTCATGAACCACAAAGATTCTTTGTTCTTCAGAATTTACTGCTTCAAACACGGCTATGAAACAGTTGGACAAAGTCTCATAGTCCATTACCCAATGTGTTCTCATGGTATAAATAAATTAGTTATTGGGTCATTAAGATCATCCCATCTAAGTTCTATACCAGTAGTCTTTGGTAAATACTTTGGTAGATCCATTATATGAGCATCACACATATAAAATGTTTCTTTGTGACCGCCTTTACAGCATTTACAATTAAGATTTGTAGAGACTTTTACAGATTTAACTTTCATATCCCAACAGCCATGTCTACTGTTACAACGATGTCTATTCCAGTCACCATTAAAGTAACCTTTACTTACTTTATAAGTTATCATAATATGCATGTTCAGTTAAGCTGTCCCCCCTTTTTACCCATAAAAAAAGGGGTCTCTCCACCCCCTTTTCTATTATATGAACACGGGCTACTATTTTGTAGCAGCTTCTTTTTCAGACATAAATTGTTTATAATCAAATTTCTTTGCATTTACTGCAAACAGTTCAATTAAACTTTCTACGGCTGTTTTATCTTCAATATAGAACTCTTGGAATACTTCAATTTTATTTCTTTCTTCTTTACGTCCTTTTGCTCCAACAACAGGTTGACCATACTCATCTAATTTAGGAAGCATCTGTAAAGATGTTCTTTTAATTTTAGAGATGATCACAAAAACCTTAGTTCCTGGATCAAAAATACATTCTACATATGGACATGATTCAGAAATAGGAATCATTCTAAAAGTTTGGCTTTCTTGCCAAGTTGCTTGTACAAGCATCATTGTGTTCTCACTCATTTTCTGTTGGTTTTGACAAATCTATTAAATTATTTTCATTTATGTTATCTAAATCTGCAATTTCTAAAATTAATTTTTCTTTACTTAAATCTGGTTTAGTGCATAATTCTCCAACTTTTATTAATAACTGGGCATCTACATTTAATAATTCTGCATAGTTACTAAAATACTTTTCAGGTATTAAATAGCTATGCATGTATGCATAATTACCACTGTTTTTATCAAAAAAGTTAAGAATTTTTTGCTTTGTATTCATACTAAATTTACTATATCTACCATGTATAAAATGGAACCAATCATCTTCTAAATCAGAAAAATCAAATGTGAGCACAATTTGAGAGTTTACTTTAACATAATCACATAATCTATTATGTTTAAGTAGAACGTTCGTTTCAAATTTTTTATACTCATCATCTGTACGAATATCATACAGACAAATTAATTTCATATCCTCAGAGTTATAATAATCATCCCAACTTACATAAGTTTCAATTGGAACTACACTTACACCTCTTTTAATGTCTAAGAGCGGATACAAAAACACCTTAGACTTCTGAAAATATTTCTTATAAACAGAATTTAATGCCATACAATTTACAGTTTTACATTACCAATTGCTAATTCATATGGTAGTCTGTACTCTTTATTGATATAGTGATATTTAAGTTTATCTTCTATATCTTCAAAATCAGCTAACCATATTTCTAAAGTTTCTTTGCTTACCTGGTAAGGATACACTTGGTTGTACTTGTCAATTACAATAAATGTAATTACTATGTCCCACTCAACTGCATCTTCTAATCCTTTAATAAAATTAGTCCAAGCAAGTTTGTGATAAATTGCAGCCTGAATCCAATACTTATAATAACTTACTGACTCCGGAAAAGAAGCAATATCTTTACCTGTTGTCTTTAAGTCATTGATAAACAATGTCTTAGTGTCATAATCCATCACAACATTATCTAAGATACCCTTATAACCAAATGGTAAATGATCCTGATTAATACTAATCATATGCTCACTAAATGTTTTTATGTGAACATCATCTGGAGTTTTATCCAATTGTAAAAGGGCTCTTACTGCTTGATTAGACTTTAGTTCAATGACAGACTCTTTACAATTTGCAAGAGTAAGTGCATCAACTACTGTCTTATCAAGACTTTGTTTAAGGAAATCAAAGTAGGATTTGTTTTCATCAGTTAGGACTTTGTCAAGTCTTTGTTGATCTGTTTTAAGTGATTGGTAAAGATTAGCTGTAAGTAGCTCTGTAAGTATCTCTTGTGAGTAGAAATCCAAAGATAATGTATCATTTCCAATTGTGCAATGGTATTTGAAAATATTATCAATAATTTTCTTTTGACTATCTGTTGGGAATTTACCCGGCATACTAATAAAATGATTGTCATACTGCTCAGGTTCAAATAAAAGACAGTGTAGGACACGACCTGCTACCAGGTGCGTGTCCGTACTATCCTCTCTTTGGTTGAGCACATAATGACTGTAAAACATTCTAGGTGAGAACAATAGTTTATTAATACTACTGTAGCTAAACCAGAATGGTTTCTTGTAAAATAGTTCTAGTTCATCAGAACCAGTCAATGTCAGTGGACTCATTAGTTTCTATTTGATGGTTATTTGATATAGGTTCTGGCTCAATCTCTACTACAGATTCAACTGTTTCTGGCTCAATGTTGAGCTCTATTTCTGCAGGAGGATCTGGTAATCTTTCTTCTTCTTCAGATTCAATTTCTCTTTCTGGAAGAATACTAGATTCAGTTACTGAAATAACATTTTTAGAATCTTCTATATCATATTCAATAACACCAGTATAAGAATCATTGATAGCTGTTTGTACATCCGGTGTAGGAACTATTTCTTTTACACTAAATGTTGTACTGTGAGCAATGTTTCTAATAAACCACTCAGCTTCTTCTTGAAGTAATATATGTGTCCAATCTTTAGTGAGTAAACCAAGGTTCATTAGATGTTTAGCAATCTTGTCTGGATCAAGCCAAGCAATTTCTTTAACTGCTAAATTAAAATAACTTACCATAGACTTAAAGTTCACATGGTTCTTAGTATGACAGTCTCCAATTCTATGAGCATAACGCTCAAGAAGTATTAATAGATACAAAGCACTCTCAATATAATTAGAGTTTGCCATAATCTCCATAGCCATGATATGATTATCCTGGTCTGAACTCTGAAACATCTTAACTAGTTGTTGATATATTTCAGGTGTAATAGTAACTGCATCATCACCATTAATCATAGCAAGCAACTCTGACTCATCAAAGATTGGTTTATTCTGAATACCATCAAGTACATCTCTATATTCTTCTTCAACAAAATAAACAGCAGAAGACATTGGTGAAACCATAGAGAACCCTTTTGAACTCATATCATTTGCTGTACTATACTCCATATAAATTACATCTGGATTACATGCTGCTATTGCAGTATCATATTTATCTGTATAATACGTATCAAAGTCCATATGAGTTTTTAACCACTCAACATATCCTGTGAACTGTTCAGTTTTTGCACTACGTAACCAACGGCCACATGTAATTTTATTCATAGTAGCTTTACCAGAAATAATTACATTAGCTCTTTCAGGATCTCTAACAATCTTTACTCCAAGATCTAATGCTAAATCTCTAAGTTTAACCCTAGGAATATTAACTCCCGGCATTAAGTATATACTATCTCCTTGTGCAGGAACATATCCTTTACTTACTGTATAGATATCAGATTTATTTTCTGGCATACCATACAATAGTTCTACATCTAATGCATCACCATTTCTATTACAAATTACAATTTGTTGCATATTTATAAAATTAAAGGGAGCTTTTACACTCCCTTATGTTTGTTTTTAATTAAAATAATGGGTTAATTAAAGGGAAACCGTTTATGGTTGAATTAACTAATTGCCATTTTAACTACCTGAGTATCTGCCATCAAAGCAGAAAACTTAACTTTGTTACCATTTACAATCTCCTTGACCATATAATATCTCAAGTCATTTGTAAAACCTTCAAACTCAGTAGTAAGTTTAGCTAGTCTGTCAATCATAGCTTTAGGAACAGCTCCTTTCTCAGCTACAGTAAGTGCATAGTTAATTACACGAGTTGCAATTACACTAGACAAGTCTGCACGGAAATCATCTCCTTCACCTACTGAAGCTAACAAAGCACCTTTTACATATGCTTCATCTTTAGTAAGCAAATCTTCCGGGGAAATCATCTTGTCAAGCTTATTGTTAATAAACATAGTAAACATGCTAGAGAAATCTGTACCAACAGAACCCTCACCAATCATCTGAACAAGAGGTAACTCATCTTCAAACTTTGGAATAGAACTAATACCATTAAAGAATGTAGTAATAGATCTTGGATTCACACGTTGAGTTACAAGCTCTGGGTGCATCAACATGAAGTTAATACATCTACCATCAATAGCTGCTTGTTCTGCCCACTTAGCCCATACCTGAACATCATACTTCATCTCAACAGAAATAAATCTGGTCTTCTGAGCTACGTCAAGAGAGGTAACATTATAGTCACCATTGTCTGGATTGGTAGTCAAGATAACATGCCAGTTCTTTGGAAGCTTCCATGATACATATTCTTGACGGTCCAAGATCTCCATGGTAGCTTGCATGAATCTGTGGTCAGCACGAGTATAGTCATCCAAGATTAGGAAACCACCCTCACCTTTACCCTGAATCCATTCAGGAGCAGCATGAGACATTCTTTTATCTACAACAGTATAACCTGCTTTAAGAGCACCGTTTACTTGAGCTTCAGTAATCCATCTTTGTTTACCTTCTTGGTTCTTTACTAAGAATTCTTTAACAGGAAAACCAACAAGGTCACCTAGTTCTTCTATCTGAGATAGATTAAGTTTTACTACATCCATACCAAGTTCTTTACCCAACTGCAAGATTGCAGAAGTTTTACCAAGACCGGCATCACCTTCAATATTAATTGCTACAGGAACTTTTCCTTGAGCTTGGATATGCTGATTGTTTTTAACCATGTGACGGATAAAACTTTTTAACTCATCTACATTCAATTGTACTGTATTCATAACTTTAATTTTTATAATTCTAACTTAATAACTTGACCTGGTAAATCTTCATTCATTTCTGATCTTTCTGACAAAACCCACAGAACTCTGTTTCTTGGTTTTACAGATGTATAACACTCACCGTCAGTAAAATACACCAGGCTAGTATATTTCTTAAGGTTTGCATTGTAATAGTCTAGAACGGGATCAAATTCAGTCCCACCTCTTCCATGTACTTTGAGATCATTCTTGCCTTTGTAGGTTTCAATAGACCGGATACTTGTATCACATTGTATTATAGTAATATCAACTCCTGCTTTATGAATATGATGTATCTCATTCATAAACTCAGTAAGCTCATCATTACTTACAGATCCAGAAGTATCAATAGCCAATAGCATATGTTGTCTCATCTTGATCTTTAGACCAGGATTATCTTCATATCTATGGTTTTCTTTTCTTCTAATCTTTTTAGTAAAGATTTTAGTACTTGTACCTGTGAATCTTCTAAGATATCCTTTCCAATCAAATTTAGCTTTAGTAACTTCATCTAGAACAATCAGCCCTTCAATCTCACCTGGAATATTACCACGTTTCTTAATGGTCTGTTCTTTAGCATCTTGTAGAATTTTCTGTACTTGTTTCTCAATGAGTTTCTTCTCAGCTTCAGACATGTCCTCAAACTCTTCCCATGTAGAATGATCTGGTATGTCTCCATTTGCTATATTATCAAGTAGGTCATCCATACCTTGACTACCAGTACTACCATTCTTTTCCTTCTCATCTTGAAGACGGAGAAGCTGGTCATAGTAATATCTACAACCAGCCTTTTTATCTAGATTGAGTTCTGCATAGTCATCAATGTTGATACCTCCTTCTGGCAGCCAAGAGGCTTCAATATACTGATTAATTTCCATATCCATGGCAACATTTGCAAGTTTCTTATTACTAAAAGAACTAAAACTCACAAGGTGACCAAATGCAATATGAAGTAATTCATGTTTCAGTAAGCCCATTTTATGATCATCACTTAGTCCAGTCCAGAATTCTTCATTAATGGCTAACTGATAATTAATATTGTGCTTACTCACACCTGCAGTAGGGAGATCTTTTCTCCATACTTTATTCAACATAATGAGAAAGAAACCATAATATGGTTCTTTCAACATTAGTTCTTTACTGATTTTACTAAGACTCCGTGCTTTGTCCATCATCTTTGATTTTCACATCAATGCTTATTTTATTCATATCATAACCTATATTACCCAACATACTTGTTAGATCTCTGACAAAGTTTTCTATGAATAGCTCAACCAAAAGCTTATCTGCCTTGTGTGTAGTTAATAATCCTAGTACTCTTGCACTAGATAATGACCCTATCTGTTCAGATAGAATAGGCATAAGTACTTTATAAGACTTAGGTGCTTGTTTACCCCAATTACTAGCATCTTTTTTAGAATACTTATATAATACAATTAACTCTGGTACAGTTAAATCACTGTTTTCTATTGCCTGAAAAGCAATAACATGATTCTCTGCATCACTAGAGTTAAACATAGAAATCAGATTGTTTAATTCATCTTTACTTAGTTTCATTAGTCTTCAATTTTAAGTGTCTTAATCATCCATTCTGTGGGCTTGTTTATATTATCTACCCACTCTTTTGCACTTGGGATATATCCATTACAGTCTTCTTTTACGTGCTGTTCTCCAATATATCTTACGTATACTTTTTTACCATCAGAGTTTTCAATCATTTGACCAAAAATCTTTTCACATTCAAATATACCCTCACTGTGGTGACGGAACATTCTATGTTTACTATGACCAATCCAGGCCTTTGTAGCATCAAACCATTCATGGATTTCTATATAATCCAACCAAGAACCACCAAACTTTCTAGCTGATGATTTTGCATGTTCTACAGGATGTGACATTAGTCTAGACTTTGATCAATTAAATTACCTTCATGATAATAATCATCTACATGTGTAACTCTAACATTATTCTGTATCCAATACTTACCAGATGGTACTAGAATACACAGTGTACCGTAGCCACCATCATTGTTCCACCAATCTTCTATACTATCTAAGATTTTCTCTTCAGCAAAACTTTCAATATCTGAAGATAAACCAGAGTCAAGACTTCTTAAATGTTTTGATTCTCCATCCCAACTATTAAGAGATCTAATCTTATCAAAAGCATCTTCTTCATTTTCAGGTAATTTTTCTGTTGTATAAAGTACTTCATCTATACAACCAGAGTCTCCACTACCTTCATAATATATATGGATACCAGTCACACCAAGGTCAGCCAACTGAATCAGAAGGCCTGTCATCATTGTTTCATTCATAACTATTTAATTTTGTAAAACCTGCCAAGGATATTGGCATTCAAGTATTCTTCTTTTTCCAGCACCTCTCTTACAAATTGGTACTTAGTCTCATGATATGTTAGTTCTGTCTTAGAAAAACAGATTCTTACCATGAACCTTTTAATGGGAATCCCATTCTTATGTGCATCTTGTAGCATTTTATTGCTACTATAGTAGTTCTGATAGTTAGGTTTTACCTGGATAGTGTATTTCTTTGCACGTTTGTCTTCCATATTAGCAACAGCTCTTTTACCAAACTTCTTTTTAGTTGTAGAGTAAAAGTTCTTTTTACCAATATATCTAACAGCTTTGCCATCAATGATAGCCTCCATCTCATAGATGAACCCAACGGCTCCTTCTGGAATCTTGCTATCATTAAATACTTCTCCTTTGTATAACCAACTCATGTGCTAAATTGAAAATGTTTTTTTAATGCTGTATTCTCAGCAGCAAGTTCCATAGTCTCTATTTCATATTCTGCTACTCTATGCTTTAAATCAGTATTTTCTTCCATATATTCTTCAATTTCCACAAAAAGAGTATCAACCTGATCTCTTAGTTGAGAAATTGTATTAATATACTCTCTTTCTACTTCATCAAATTCATTTCTAATATCATCAAGATAACTCTTTGCATAGTCAAGATGCTTTTCAAGCTCATCCATTGATCTTTCTAAACTCATAATGCTTGCTTTAGTAAAATTAATAATTTATCTCTAACAGCTTCAACACCGTGATCTTTTACAGAATCTGATAGATCTTTAGACATGTCAAGATTAATAAAGTTAATACCATACTTGTCTTGATATCTCTGAGCAGCCTTAAGACCGGGCTCATCATTATCAAACAGTACAATTATAGAATTATACCGTTTGCTAAGATTACCTATAACAGATTCTCCAATCATTGTGTTCTCACTGTCTGGAGCAATGCATTCTATATTACCAATACCAAGTCTTTTAAAACTCATGAGATCTTTAAGAGAAGATACAATCAGTAAATACTTAGAATCATACTGCAGTTGATCCATACCTTGAGTATAGTTCTGGATCTTAATAAACTTTTTCTCAGGAATCTTTGGCATATAAATCTTATAGAGCTCACCATCATTACGGAAATAACCATAAACATAGGGTCTAGAAAACTTATAGCTTGTGATAGAACCATCTGGTTCAGTCTTAGACATTGTAAAAAACTCTAGTGGAACTACATTATACTGACTTAAGATACTAGAACCAATTTTAAATTGTGTCCAATACTTTTGGTCAAGTGTATTCCAGTGTCTCATTTCAAAATCTACAACCTTAAACTTATCATGGAACTGTATAGGACCTCTATGTACAGGTGCATTATGTTTTAAATACTCCTGATAATCGGTTAAAATCCGGTTAACTGCCTTGAATCTTGCATCATAGTTAAATAAAGACTTAACAAGTTCAATATGATCACCTTGAAATCCTGAAGAAAAATCCTTGAACTTATACTTACCATTATCTTGATAGATAAACATGCTAGGCACTTTATCTTTAACATTAAATGCAGATAGCATCTTAATGTTTTGTCCTGTAAGTTTTTCTTTTAAGTTCAAATAATACTCAAATACCCATTCTCTGGGAACTTCCTCTAAATCAGATATTAAATTCCTTGTTGAAATCATAACCAATAAAATATAAAGGGGGAGCCCCTGATTTCAGTCTAAATCTTTGTTATACAATAATTAATTACTAAAAACTCCCCCTTTAAAAAGAGTGAGTATTAGTCTAGACTAAAGTCAGAAGATGTTTTAGGTTTTACAAAAACATCATCATCATCCCCAAAGGATTTAACTTCTTTAACTTCTAGTTTCTTAAGATGTTTTGTCTCATCAAATTTGATAACAGCACCACCTTCTACTTCACCAAAAGCATATTTCTTACCTTCAGCTTTTGGCAACCACATATCATAGTTAGTATAACCTGTCTTGCCTTCATATTCTTTACCAGCAACACAAAATTCTAAAAACTTATCTTTATAAGGTGCACTAGAGTTAAATGCTTTAACAAAGTCTTCAATAGTCTCATGCTGACCATCTTGTCCAAGAAACCAATCATTGATTTTAAGAGTATTTGCTAAAGATCTTAAAAAGATCAAGATAGATCTATCTCTCTGGATTTTGATACCAGATTTAGTTTCACCATCTGCAAATGCATATTGACTTGCTTTTACTCTACCAATCTGACCAGCATATCTTCCTTTGCTCTCATCATCTTTATCAATCAAGAAACCTTCAAAACCTTCAATAGGTGCTGTTTCTACATGCATCATCAAATGATATGCACCATCAATAAATTTGAATTCTTCTAATTCAATACTGTTAATTTTTAAAACATGATTACCTGGAGTAATTGTTTTTGGTAGTCCTGAGCCTTCTTTGCCCAAATCAGTTGTGCTTAATGCCATTTTTCTTAAAATTTAATTGTTAAATAAAAACTTTGTCCCAGTGAAATACTAATTCACCAGATTCATTCATCTCTGTTACCACTATTTCTTCATTACGTAAGTGTTCAGGTCTTGCACCGCAAGTAACCTCTTCACTTGTTTTAAATGACAAAATAGTTTTGTTTCCTTTTCTATACATGTAACCAATTGCATCTGCATTAGCACAGATTAGAGACTTAATCTTACCTGTCAAATCAATATTTGCAGCAAGAACCATCTCACCCTTATCATCTACCTGTTTGTCTTTAATATGACCAGATAAAATAATGTGGGGAGCTAATGTATCAATAAAATCTAAAACTTGAAAGAAAGCTTGTCTTAAATATAAATATCCAGCACCGTTAGGTAGGGACAAGACATTGTCTCCATCATAGTTTTTACCCATGCTTGTAGCACGGTACAGTTTGATTGCAAGAGGCATCACCATATCTTCTAATGCAGTTACAGTATCTATTGTAACATACTTGTATGGGTTACCTGCTGCTTTGATTGCTTTTCCTGCATCCAACAACTCTTGTAAAGAAGTAATCTTTACTTTGAGAGCTTCTACATAATCAGCACCATTCTCTAAATCAAGAATTAAATTGTCTTCAAGACCAGCAAATGCTGTGGTCTTACCAGTCTTTGGCTTTGAATAAATAATTAATCTCTTTGGATTAACTCTTTCAGCCTTAACTTTTTTAGTTGGAAGTACTATACTCATTACTTAAGTTTTTGTGCTAGTTTTTGAAAATCTGCTGCTATTCTTAATAAAATATCAGATGCAGATTCATCATCAGAATAAAATACTTCTTCTTTTTTAGGAGCAAACTCCTCTTCAAAATCTGGAAAGATAGTTAATGATTTTTGTAATTGTGGAATATCATTTTTAGCTTCTTCTTTTCTCTTTTCATAAAGAGCATAGCTAATCTCTTGACCACTTTTTAATACAACAACCATTTCATTTAAAGGCACAAGATATTTTCTATCTACTTTACCTTCATTGTCATAACTTTCAATTACATCATATTCTTCAGAAAAATATGGATTGTACTTTAGTTTAAACAATTGTCTATCCTCATTCATAGGAACCATTTCTTTGATTTTACCAAAATCATCATAGACATTTTCATAAAACTCAATATAGATATCCTCTTCTTTCTTCAATTCCCACTCAAAAAACTGGCATTGTCTACCAAATTTACCTTTCTTAAAAAAGGCAGTTTTAAGAGTAAAGAATGGATCAGCAATACCAATTGCTGTAAAAGTTTCCATATGTTGCATATAGAACTCTCTTTCTTTTTCTTTTCTTAGGTTTGTACTCATAATTAAATTAATTTACTTGGATTTTTTGTGTTACTTCTCTTGCAGGAGTTGCTATTTCTACTATTCTCATAGTAGTTCTATCAAGTTTAAAGAAACTAATTCTTGTAAGGCCATTCCTAGATTTTAAGAAGTGGAATACCAAAGTATCCGGGTCTTCTATTATAAACTTCTCAGGACCATACTTCCTAATCTTTCTGATAGAAGGTTTATTAATACCAATAACAACATCTGCATGTTGTAATAAAGCATCAGAACCGTAAATGTCAGAATCTAATACATAATTTCCATAACTGGCTTCTACTTGTCTCTTAGTATCATCAATGTTTCTATTTAATTGACTTAGAACTACAAATGCAACTGGATAGTGTTTCTTCATATGGGTCAAGGCCTCACCCAATGCACCCAGCATATCAAATTTGTCTTTTTGTCCTACATCATTTTTAAATAGAGCAGAGTGATCTATAGTTACAAGGATGTTTCTATATGTACCATCTTCTTTTTTGTGTCTCTCACATTCATAATGAATGGTAGCACACATTTCATTGACAGTACACACATCATAAACAACATTTATTACATCACTGTCTGCAGATTCTTTATAATAATCTACACACTTCTGAAATAACTTCTTGTCTACTAAGTTGCCATTTTTACTCATTAATGTATTGTAATCAGCACCAGTAATCAGACCGAACTTTCTAATTGCACTAGTTTCATCAACCATTTCCATCTGGAATTTAAGTACTCTAAAATCTTGGTCAGGGTTATGTTTGATAATATCAGAAACCAACTGCTCCATAAATAGAGTCTTACCAGTACCTGGTCGTGCACCTACTACAGTTATAGTTCTCCACTCAAGTCCATCACAGAAAGCATCATTGAACTTAGGCCACGCACTTATTAGTGCAGGTAACCTACCTTCTCTTTTTGCTTTCATTTTGAGAAGACCTTTTTCTAGACTTTCTCTCTCACTAACTGGAAGCAAATGTCTTGCTCCGTTAAATAGTTTTGACATAGACTTTATTTTACATTATACAATCAACTCACTAAAAGTATCTATCTCATCTTCTGAACCATCATTTAAGAATTCACAATAAGTTGCTAAGTCGGAATCCCAACTTTTGTCAACACTTTGTTTTCTAAGAAAGTACTGAGCAGTTCTCATGTACTCATAATTCTTTGACTCATATTCTGAAACATACTTTTGAGTTGCTAAAAATATTGTTTCCCAGTCATAGTTATAAGTTTCAAAAAACCACCTGAATGCATTTTCTAAATTCTTTGCAGGAACTCTAGCATATTTACCAGAAGATAATTTTTTGTTAGGAAATAGAGACACGTATGCTTCAATGTTCTGCATAAATCCATCACCCATTAAATCTTTAGATGTTTTTTTCTTAGATCTTTTGAAGTATCCGTCAATTTCCACTATAAATTTAAGGCTATCCCCTGACAATTCCAAATCATTCGTAAGGTAATTACCTGAAATTAATCGTTTAATTTCTAAAGATGAATTAACAGATTTGTTAGGTACAATGTTACTATGTATGCAATACAATACATAAAACATATTGGGTGTAAGACCTTTTTCAATGATCTTTAAAAAAATTTCATTCATTACCAATGGATTGTGTAGTTATATAAATGTTTAACTGTCTTTTGCACATCACTAAAGACACCTTTAGAATCCCACTTACTACCATTATAGGCAGCACTTGCAGGATGAGAAACCATAAATTTAGTACAATTTTCTCCACACATGTCTGCCCACTCTTGAGATTTTTTACCCATAAAGACATAAACTAGTCCTGGATTAAAGTTCTTAAGGTAGTCAAATAAATATGCTGTAAATGGAGCCCACAATTCATAGTGCTTACCAATCTTACCAACTTCAGTTGTAAGAGCTGTATTAAGTAAAAGTACACCCTGATTAGACCATCTTTTTAAATCTAGAGGTCTATTATAAAAAGGATAAATCTTCTCTGCTTCATCCAGAATAAACCTTAATGAAGGCTGTTCTTTCTCAGATTTACTACAACTAAATGCAATTCCATCTGCTACACCTAGTGTAGGATATGGGTCCTGTCCAACCATTACAACTTTTAGTTCGTCATAAGGACACTCTTCAAATGCTCTAAAAACATCTTTAAGTGTAGGAGTAAACCTTTGTCCATTATTGGACATAGTGTATAAATCAGTTAGAATCTTTTCAAACTCTAAACTAAATATAAAAGGTTTAAGAACTCTACCCCAACCACTAGGTTCAAGTTTATTAAATATTTTTTGTTTATAATCATCAATGTCTAATATATTACTCATAATCATGTATATTTGTTAAAAAGTGTAATATAATGGCTATCAAAGTAAAAGAACTTAAAGATGATGCAGTATTAGAAATAACTGTAAATAAGAATTATTATCTAATGGCTAAAGCTGCATCCTTTGCAATTATTCAATCTTTAAATATTGAAGATAAAGGAGATGAATACTTCAAAGAAACCATTTCAAAAAAATACGAGGATTTAGATCCTATGCAAAGAGCATTTTATACAATAGTTCTTCTATTATCTGAAATAGAAAGAACTGCAACTGAAAAGAACTTGTATGATGAAAAAGAAGTTCTTGAACCAGGTGATGAAGGATACGTTGCTCCTAGCTTAGATTCAAATTAAACTGTTCTCTTCCAATTTGTATACAAGTCTCAATAGCAAGGACTAATTCCATTTTACTACAGTCTGCAAAAGACTTACAGTATTCAACATCTCCGGCATCATAACATAGACCGGCATGTTGTTTTACAACTTTTTTCATTTCATCAAATGTATAGCCAGATTCTTTGGCTAATTCTCTTATACATGCATGGACTTTAGCCAATTGTGCTACAGAACCATCATCTGATGTAAGTCCCATAAACACTTCAACTTGCTGTCCATCAGCCAGTTTATCCAAGAATATCTGATAATTTAATTTGGATTTATCATCTGGATAAACTAACTTACCATCACGTTTAACTAGTTTTACAGTAAACATATGCTAAATTTTTAGTATATTATTAATAGATATGGCAGGAAAGAAAGGCAACCAAAACGGCAAAAGTAAAGATACTGATATAATATTAGAGTACCTTGGGAATTTTCCAAATTCTCCATCTAAAACTCTTGCAAAAAAAATATTTACTGAGCACCCTACTTTTACAAATTTTGAAAGAGTATACAGTAGAGTTAGATATTACCGTGGTCAACTTGGTGACGCAAATAGAAAAAAGTTATTTTCTAGCCATTTTCAAAAAGAACTTAAAGTAGAATTCACTATGAAAGAAAAATTCTTACCAGAGTCTCATGCCAATAAACGTGATACTTTTATATTTCCATCAGCATGCAACTCAGTAGGAGTTATTGGTGATATCCACATTCCATACCAAGATAATGATGCTATTGAAGCAGCATTTAATGAAATGGAAGCACAAAAGATTGAATCACTGTTTATTAATGGTGACATGTTAGACTTCTATCAGATGTCATTTCATGAGAAAGACCCAAGAAATGTACATTTTAAGCAAGAAATAGAAGCAGGAAGACAATTCCTTGAGTACTGCAGATATAGATTTCCAGATATTCCAATATACTTTATACCAGGTAACCATGAGAATAGATTTGAAAGATATCTTAGAGTTAAGGCATCTGAACTATTAGACATGGATGAATTTAGACTAGATGTACTATTACATGTAGCTGAATATGGTATACAGTTTATTCCATTTAGATCTAAAGTAGTATTTGGTGACTTCCTTATAGAGCATGGAGATAAAATCCCCGGTGCAGGTGGTGTAGTACCAGCCCGTACTGCTCTAATGAGATTAAAAACTAATTGTCTTATCAATCACTTTCACAAAACTAGTGATAGTTCACAAAGAGTCTATGGTCCAGATGATTCTACAATCATACGTGGTTATAGTCTTGGATGTTTATGTGAACTTACTCCAGAATATTTAGAAATAAATGAATGGAATCATGGATTTGCTATTCTAAAAAGAAATGGTAACTTAGTGCAAGTTAACAATTACAAAATAGAAGGTAATCAAATAGT